TAAAGCAAAGGCGTATGCAGAATCAGAAGGGCTTGAGCTCAGGAGCTAGTATTTCGTCGCCCGAGTCTGCCGCCAGTTCGGCCATGCTCTTCTCATAGAAAGCTCGCGACACCTTTTCACTAAAAACAAAAGGTGTCGTGACACACCGAAGCATCTTGGCCTGGGTTTCGAAGTCGGCGCCGATCAGGTTGATCAGCAGCCGCTGGTGAATGTCCTGCTGGTTGTTGATGCCGTGGGCCTTCATCACTCGCTGTAGGTCAGGCTTGAACACCCCGGCGACTTCAACCGTGAACTTCTCGATACCCAAGGCGGCGGACTTCGCTGCTGCCTTCTCGCGCTTGCGGCGCTGCTTGATTGCTTCCGCCGTCGGCTCCAGCTGTTCCTCGGCCATATCCTGCCTCTTCAATTCCGTGGGCCGGTATATCCAGCCATGTCTGTCGTCGGCGCTGGCGCACCTGGTTGCTGATGCGCTTCATGCTGATGCCGGGAAGTCGAGCGAGAAGTCGGCGATCAACCGCCGGCACAACGTTTCGCTGATTTCCAGATGCCTGCTGGCCTTGTAGCGCGTCATGCCGGCGGCCTTGCATTCCATCAGCCGGGCGGCCAGTGCCGCTCTGTCTTCGTCGCCGATGACCCGGCCGCGCTTGCTCTTCTGCGCCTCGATCGTCCGGTAGCCGTAGGCTGGCTTTGGCGCCTGCACGACGCCTGGGCTGTCCTTGCCGACACCGGCCGGGATCAGTTGAGCCTGACCACCAGAGGCAAAAAAGGCAGCTTTCGCCGCCTCCAATGCACTTTGCCGCTCGAGGGCTTTTTCGATTGCTGGGTCCATATCAAGATGCTCGTGAGTTGAGGGTGATGCCGTGGTAGCGGGCGATGCGCCGCAGGACAATGCGACCAATGCCGAGCTGCTCAGCGATTGCCATCTGGCTCATGTTGGCCTTGGCCATCCGCCGAATGCGCGGTACCAGCTTCGCCTCTTCCTTGCGGCGCTCCTCCAGGGTGGCGCTGGTGGGCGTGGCGAACTTGATTCCGTACAGCGCGGCGATGTAATTGATGGTTCGGGTGGATTTGCCCAGGCCCTTGGCTGCGGCACAGACGCCGAGCGTGGTGTAGCTGCGAATCGCGTCGACCAGGTCGGCATTGATTGGCGGTACCGCCACACAGAAAGGGTCTGGATAGGCCCTGAAAGAATCGGCGATGACCTGAACCTGGCCGCCAGAGGCTTCGAACTTGGCAACTGCTTGCATCAGTTCGGCGGCGTTCATGCTGCTTTACTCCGCAGTTTCTCCTCGTAGCTGTCCACCAGCAGCTTGAACTGCCAGAGGTCTTCTTCGAGCTTTTCGATGTAGTCCTCGTCGCGCTTGAATTCCTGCCACCAGAGTTGGCGGCCAACAGGTTTGAGGTCCGGGCAGTACATCCCGATGTGCCACCACTTGCGACCAGTGATCCACATGCAGCCTTGGACCTGGTCCATGATGTCGCTGGCGTCGTTGTCGATATGGAAGGAGCGCAGCTTCTCCGGAGCGAGGAAGCATTTGTATTCTGAGCCGCCGTCCTCGCCGATGAAGCCGTCGGCACTAGCGCCGAAAACCCCGTCATCAGTTTTAACCAGCCCCACTTGAGTGACGATGAGTCCGGTCTGGATTTCGTGTTCCATGCGGGCTTCAGGCTCCAGTTCGTGGCCACGCTTCATCTGCCACGTTTCAAAGCCCCCATCCAGCGGCGCACCACTGATGCGCTCCACAGCCAGGCGAAAAGCGTAATCCAGCGCCTTGGCGGTTGGCTCGCCTTTGTTTGGCCCTGACTTGAGACGGGCGCGGGCGTCGCTGAACATGCTGGCGGTGATAACCCCGGCTCGTTCCTGGTGCCATGCATCCGATCCTTGAGAGCAGTGGACGATAATCATTGGGTGACCTCCTCGAATTCGACGACATCGTCGGCCGGTGTTTCGACTGGTGCGCCGAAGTCGTCCTCGGCGGGCTCTGGTTCGGGTTTTGCGTCCGCCGCCGCCTTCAGTTCTGCGCCTCGCGCGCCGACTGCAACTTTGAAAGCGTCATAGGCCTGCATATCTTTGAGACCCTGGATTTCTTTCACGCCCGCTTTCCAGACTTCAGTGAGCGCTTCCGGCGTGGTCGCGGCGACGGCCTGACCTACCCATTTTTTTGCCAGTTCGGGATCGGTAGGGGTCGGGATGGGCTGTTGGGCATGCTCTTGCGGCCGAAGCTCTTCCGGCAGGTCTTCAATATCCTGCGTGAAGATGTCGGATGCGGCGGTGACGTTGAGCGTCATGGCGATCATTGCGCGCTTGCAGGCCATCTTGAGCACCGTATTCGCCAAATCGGCAGCTTCAGTGCGAACCTGCGGCTTCTTCTCGACATTGCCTTTGTACTTGGAGAATTTGACGCGGCGCATATTCTCCGGGGTCGCTTCAAATTCCTCGAGGCAGATCGATCCGCGCCACTTGTATTTCTCTTCACCGGAAGAGCACTCACCCACACCCTCGCCCAAGGCGATGCCCGTCGTCTGGTGACGGCCTACGCAGGTGACGCGATAACGGGCGGTGCTTGCGGTGGACAGGTCCTCGATCCGGTATTCCTGCGCGACTCGGAAGGTCACGCACAGCACCTCGGCGCCGGGCTTGTAGAGCGTTGGCTTCGGCGTGCCAGGGATCGTTCCGTAGTGGGTGTCCCGCTTCATGATGCCCTGCATCACTTCCTGCACCAGGTTCACGCGCTGGCGGATCTCGACCGCCGAAAACCGATGAGTCTCGGCAGCGGTAAGGCCTGACGCCTCGCGCGCCGGCATATGAATGATCTCGTTCATGACGACCTCAGTAGGTGATGGCAATGGCTGGGATCTTGCGCTGGGCGATGAGGGTGATTGCTTGCTTGGCGCATTCCTCGGTCATGCCGCCGGCGACAAAGGCGTCCAGTGCGGCCCTGTTGATCCTGGCCTTATGAGCTTTGTCTGCTTCCCTGGCGGCGGCTTGGCGGTTGATCTCGTCGGCAGCGGCGTTGGCTCGTTCGATCTCTGCGAGTCTTGCTCGCTCGGCAGCCTCGGCCTGGCGACGCTCCGAATCGATACGCTCCTGCTCGGCACGCCTCTCGGCTGCAATGCGGTCGGCCTCGGCCTGAGCCAGCGCTTCTTTGTGGCGACGTTCGTCGTCGATTTTCTGCTGCGCGGCTCGCTGCTCTGCCTCGATTTTTTCCCGGGCAGCTTGAGCAGCAGCGCGTTCCGATTGCTCGGCGGCGAGTTTAAGTTCCAGTTCACGACGGTCTGCGGCTGCCTTTGCTTCGGCTTCGCGTTTCACGGCACCATCGCGTTCGGCCTGTGCACGCCGGTCGGCTTCGATGCGAGCCTGGTCAGCTGCTTCCCTTGCAATCTGTGCTTCGCGGTCACGCTGGGCCTGTGCCTCTGCCTCTGCGCGCAACCGGACCAGTTCGGCCTGCTCGGCTTCATAACGTGACCGCTCGGTATGCAGGGCGCGCAGCTTGTTCAGCGTCTGGTCCTTCACCTGGGCGGCTTCAGCCAGAAACTCTTCCCAACTGTCGTCCAGCGCGACCAACTCCAAGTCGGCGAGAATTTGGGCGATATGCCCGGCCGTCGGCGCCTCCTCGAAGAAGGCCAGGTCCTTAATGGCCTGGATTCCATCGACGTGCTTATCTTTACGTGCCTGCTCGGCGGCTTCCCAGTCGGTTAGGGGTTTACGCACTTCCTCTTGCCATGCGCTCAGCAACTCACGAACGCGCTTGCGCTCGGCATCGATCTTCTTCGGCACATCCTTCAGCTCGGCGACAAGCTCTTTGCCCAAGCTGTCGAGCTTCGTTTTTGATCCCGCCAGGCTGTAAGCAATCGAGCGATACGCGTCCTGACCTTTTTTTGTTTTCACGTCAGGTGCCGAGGCGTTGAACTTGTCGATTTCTTCGCGGACGCTCTGCAGGTAAGGGTCGAGACCGTTAGGTGCGCTGAATACTGCCAGGGCTACTTCTTTGGCTGGCAGAATCGCCAGTTGCTGTTCTGCGGACATGGGGATTCCTTCCGCCATGCAGGCGGTGTGCTTGAGTTAGGGATTAGGAAGTGACGCGATCAGCCAGAGCGCTGAGCAGCATCAGGAAGGTGAAGAACGCGATGGCGGAGAAGGCGCCGCGCCAGATCAGTACCCGGCGCGTCCACTGGCGAGCAGTCACCGCAACACCTGTTGCAGCGTCGGGACGTGCCGGGGCTCGCCGTTTTCCTTGAACAGGCCGTACTGGAACAAGCCGACGGTCAGCAGCCCAGCCATGAACCAGAAGACAATTTTCATGGTCTTGCCCTCACTGCGATGCGACCCGCCTTGATTGCCGCCACCAGCTTCGGGGGCAGGGCAGCGACAGGCAGATCGCGGGGAATGCCGGCGCCGACCACAGCCAGGCTGCGTTCGATTTCTTCGAGTTGTTCGTCGAGCAGGGTTTTGACTGGCGCAGTGGTCATGCGGCCCTTCCTTGCCGGCGCTCGTACACACGGCGCAGACGTTCGGTGTAGTGGACTTCCTCTTTCGCGC